TGTACTGGAATTAGCATATAAAATTTCAGGAGATTTACCAGCTGATCAAGTAACAGTTATTCAACAACCACCTGATACAGTATGGGATATTGATAGCACATATGTTATTGGTGGTAAAACAATTCAATTACCTGGTGGAAGTATCGTTTCATTAGATACGGTTGTAGACCAGTCTACTGCAGGATCTTACACAGTTCCTGCTCCTACATCAGAACAACTTCCAATACAAGGAGTTAGTGGTACTATGACTGCTGGTGGAGGCGGTGGAGCTACTAGTACGGTTGATGGTCAAGATGGTGGAGCTAGTTACTATCAATTTAACTATGGTGGTAATCAATATCAAATCATTGCTGGTGGTGGTAAAGGTGGTAATGCATGGCAACAATTATTACAAACAAGAGATTGGGTTGCTATTGGTTCAAATAATATTTCTGCTGGTACTGCTGCTGTATGGACACAATATATGTTAGACAATGCAATATATAAAAATTCTTACGAAGGCAGTTCAGACCCTTTCATAGGACAGTGGGTAGAAGGTGGTGTTGGTATTAACTGTGATGGATCTTTTACTAGTATCACAGTTACAATGGCAGTTGATGGGTTGGCTGAAATGAATTGGTATAATCCTAATGGAACTTTGAAGCAAGGTCCAGTTACTGCTTCATCTCAACCACCAGTTGCTCCAGAAACTCAATGGAACCCACCAGTAACAATGACTGTTAGTGGTTTTACTCCAGGTTGGAACCAGTTTAAATTTAGACTTAAAAATGATCCTGCTACAAATAATGATGATAGTTGGAGTAATAACCCAGCTGGTATTGCATTTAGTGCAGTAGCTAATACTGGTGCAACCATATTTACATCCAGAGGTGACTGTACAGGTGGATCTACAACAGAATTCTTAGCTGGTGGTGGATCAGGTGGTGATGGTGGAACTACTAGAATTGTTTCTGGTGGAACTACGACAAGTATTACATCATCAGGCACATACACTGTAAATGGATTAGCTATCAAAATTAGTAACTATCTTAGTGGAAATGATGGAACTGATGGTGGTCAGAATTCAGCAGGTGTTGGTGCTCCTACTGCATATATTACAGGAGCAGGTGGTGATGGTGCTAGAACTTTATTTACTGGAACAGTTGATCTAGCTCAAATTTTTAGTGAACCAGATGTTAATTTCTATACTTATACTATTCCAAGTGAATGGCCATTGGATAGTTTAAGAGCAGAAATCAAAGGTGGTGGAGGTGGATCAGGTGGTACTGGTGATGGTGGATCTTCATGGTTTCCTGGTAGTGGTGGTTCTGGTAAATTTGTTAATATTAATGTCAATCTAGCTTCTCTTGGTACTAATAGTGCTTTGAGAGTTTATGTTGGTGGTGGTGGAAAACATCCTGATAATGTTGCTCAAAGTAGTCCAAGATTTCCTGCACCACCAACAAACAATACTGGTTTTGGTACTGGTGGTGCTGGTGGTTCTGGTACTGGTGGTGGTGCTGGTGGTTCTGGTGGTGCTGCATCAGCTATTGGTACTTCTGTAGTCATGCTCGCTGGTGCTGCTGGTGGCGGTGGCGGTGGCGGTGCTGGTGATAATACCCAAGCAGCTGCTCAAAATGGTGATAATAATGATAATGATGGTGCTCAAAGTTTAAGTAATATTTTCTCTGGAAATGGTGGTGCTGGTAACAACTCCGTCTGTACTGGTGGTGGAGGAGGCGGCGGCGGCGGTGGAGTCGGTGCTGGTCAAAATATTGGTGGTGGTGGAGGTGCTGGAAACGGTTCTAACTCAGTTAGAGACGGTTTTGGTGCTGATAGAGGTACGAGTGCATATAAATCATCAGGTTCAGGTGTTACAGGAACCTTGATATCAGAATCAGATGCTGGTAATGGTGGAACTGTTGGTATAGGTCAAATGGCTGATGGTGTTGATGGTTCAGTTAAATTTGTTGCTACACAAAACCAGACCTTTTATGGTCCTGGCGGTGGTGGTGGTGGATCAGGTAACCACATGAATTTTGAATTTGATGCTACTAACATGAATGCTGGAACAATGGTTGTTGGAAGTGGTGGAAATAATAGTGGAGAAAGTGGATATGGTAAAGTTGCTTATAAAGTAGAAACTTCAGTTCCTGGTGGTACTGGAACTTCATCTACTTCTGGATTTTTTGATAGTGCAAGTCCTTCTGTTGATTATTTTGAATCTGGAACTGGATCTGGTGTCAATGGTGGATTTGCTGCTAGTGATTCTGAGAAATATCTTAGGTTCGTTGGAAATGAAGCTATACGATGGGCAAGATCAGTTAATATCAATGCTTCACCAACTAACTCAAAGGGAGCAGAAATGTTATCAGTTAAGTTTAAAGTTATTTGTGGTAATAGTAGTAATGGAGGTGAGACACCAAATGAACCACTAGAACTATTTGGTAGTAGTGATAATGCTACTAGCTTTACTAAGATTGGTACTATTTCTTCTGCCAGTGGTCCTAGTGATTGGACTTTTGTTGAAATTCCTTTGCCAACAGCATTCAGAGTAAGTAATTTAATTTTAGAGGTAAGGCAAGAAAGATCTGGTGCTGGAAATCCTGATAATGATAACTTTGGTATTGAATATATTTCATTTGAACATGATGAGGTAGAACAAACTATTACAACATATCCATCTGGTAAGACTGATTTAGGTATTGAGTTTGTTACTGAACGTATTGAACCACAAGGTGATCCAATCAATTCTGCTGGTTTTGATGTGAACGAAGGTACATTTACCCTATCATCTGCTGTTAAACTGAATGTTTCATCTGCTTTGCAACCGAACATTGACATTCCGCTGCTAACACGCTATCATCTAGTGAAGTATATGATCCGAGCGTATTGATGCTACAAGCAAGTGAAAGTGGATTGATAATTGATCCTGACAGAATTGAAGGTAAATTTGAAGATTTCATTGGGGTGTATAGAAGGTTTGTACATCATGAGATCTGTAATAATATTATATCTAATTTTGAAGACTACCTAAAGGTTAACCCAGACTACGGTCAATATGGAAGTGATCAGATGCCAGAAAAGAAACTGGCACGTAACGATGTCAGTATGATGTATGATGACTTTGATATGGGATTGTCTGCACACTTCTATAAGTATTTGAATGCTGCATTTGAAAATTATAAACAAGAGTATGACCATATCAGTAGAGTTAAACTGTCATCTGTTGGTTTAAAAGTGCAGAAGACTCCAGTTGGAGGTGGTTATCATACATGGCACTATGAAAACTCTAGTTTCAGAGCAGCTAACAGAGAGTTAGCATGGATGGTATACTTAAATGATATGCCAGATGGCGAAGCAGAGACTGAATTCTTGTATCAGAGGAAAAGATACAAACCACAAACAGGTACATTACTGATCTGGCCAGCAGGAATGACACATGTTCATCGTGGAAACACAGTCTTTAGCCATGATAAATATATTGCAACAGGCTGGTTCCTTAAAATCCCTTAATCAAATGGCAGATAGTATACGTGTAGTGGTGCAAGTTAATGCACTAGAAAGAATGATTCTTGTTGACGGTAAGACAGAATATATTGGTGAGGATTTTTGGAATGCTAATGTCCAAAATGTTCTTTATCCATTCTGGACATCTGACAATGATCGTTTGATTCACTTGAATTATTTTAGTGATGGATCATATGGTATTGAAAAGAAAAAATATGTATATGATCGTGCAACTAAAGAAAGAAAGTGGAAGACATATCAATGGAGAGAACCAACTGAAGCTGAAGTAGGACAGATTGCTGAGACTCTCAAAGAGAAATACTTTGAGTATCAGGATACTGAACAGGAGATTATTCAGGAAAAACTATACAATGAGTATGGTAGATGGAATAAAGTATCTTGGGAAGGTATTAAGATGATCAGAAACTTCCTTCTTTCAGATTGTGATTGGACACAGATGCCTGATGCTCCTGTTGATGCTACCTTGAAAGCACAGTGGACAGCATATAGACAAAAGTTAAGAGATATACCACAAGACTATGATGGTCAAGATGCTGATGACGTTAAGTTTCCTATGAATCCAATAGCATATGCAAAGTGGGTAACACATATTGATGTAAATGGTGATGCTTTGAATGAAGGTAAAGCATATCTAGATACTGATGATCAATATGGAATGTTCCTTCCACAAACTATTGGTGAGTTTGCTAAGAGAATTGTACACACTATTGCATCTAACTATAGGATTAAGAATCCTGAGACAGTTTACCCACCTGCTGACAAAATAGCACAATTTAAGGGTGATACACAAGCTGAACTAGACGACTTCTTAGAAATGATAGGAGAAAACAACGTTTAACTAATAACTATTAACTAACTATTAACTAAATTATGGAAGACAACTTAAATATTACCCTTGTTACCTTAGCAACGGGAGATGAACTGATCACTAATGTAAAAGATCATATTGAAAAGCGTGATGGTGTTGAGAAAAAAGTATGCTATAATATGGTATACCCATTTATCTTATCCAGATCAGGACCTGTTAAAGATGGTAAAGTTGGTGTGGTCTTAACACCATGGAAATTCTTTTCATCTGATGTATCATTTTTAATTGGTTATGATCAGATTATTAATATGTGTACTCCTCAAAAAAATATAGTAGAACAGTATAAACAAGCTGTAGATGGTATGATTGAAGCTAATGCTGATCCAATAAGATGATATACGAATACGATTTTCTCAATTCCAATCAACTCAGACAGTTAGTCAGTATATTTGATTCTGGAAGATATGTTGATGGTGCCAAAACAGGTCCTAGTGAGAAACATATAAAAGATAATACACAACAAGACGATCCTGAATTAAACAAGATGATGAATGCATCTATTGCGAAATTTATGAGGAATTCTCTTGTATCTGATATACATCCACTTAATAAAGTTACTCCATGCCTGATGCTGAAGTATGAGGAAGGACAGCATTATTCTGAGCACATAGACTTCTGGAAGATGTATGGTATCCGAACTGATTATACTGCTGTCATTTTATTAAATGATGATTTTGAAGGTGGTGAACACTTCATTAAAATAGGAGAAGAAACTATTGAGAAAAAGCTAGAGCCAGGAAGAATTTTATTTTATCCTTCTGAATATATTCATGGTGTTAGACCAGTAACCAAGGGTGTTAGAAAATGTGTCACATTTTGGATGGAAAGTTCCATTCCAGATCCTACTATGAGATACTACATCGGTGAACTGAATAAAGTACATACCAAATTAGTAGAACACTTTGAACTTACAGAATTTGAAGGTGGTACTGATGTATTTGGTATCAAGACCAATAGAGATATCATAACAGCACTTGATCACGTTGTTTGTGGAATAACCAAACGTAGTATAATGATGAGAAATTAGTATGGCTTTATTAACTGATATTAAATCGTGGGATACTATTCTCACAAAGGAAGAGATGCAAGAGATTGAAAAGATCTGTAGTCGTCCAAGATGGCAATGGGGTGCTATTAGTGATCCTGTAGCACCACATAAAAAGTTTTGGAAAATGGATGTGAAAGGAACAGCAATGTTTGATAGCATCATTCCTGAAAAGATTGAAATTCTTGTACCATTCAAATTTAAAATCCTTGATTATTATGTCAATGGACATACAAGATCATTAGAAGGTTGTATGCATACAGATAGTGCAGATTATACATTCTTGGTATTTTGTAATCCTGTATGGGATTTAACGTGGGGTGGTAAGACTATTTTTGTACAGGATGATGGTAGATTTGACTGTGTGTTTCCTAAACCAGGATCAGCAGTGTGCTTCCCATCAAACATGCATCATTATGCAGAAGATACAAGTAGAAATTTTTATGGCATTAGAGTTAGTGCTGCTTATAAATTAAAGAAGTTGGAGGATAAAGATGCAGAACCTACAGACATTTGATAGTGCTAGAGATTGGGATCAGATTGAAGCACATGCTTCCACTGTTTCTGGTGCTCTAGTATATTGGGAGAACCCAAGATTAGAAG